TGTGGACCAATTGGGCCTTGCGGTCCTTGCGGTCCTTGCGGTCCAATGGGACCTTGTGGTCCTTGTGGTCCTGTTGCTCCAGTAGGTCCTTGTGGTCCTTGTGGTCCAGTTTCTCCTTGCGGCCCTTGGGGCCCTTGTGGGCCAGTTGCTCCAGTATCACCACTGGGCCCTCGTGGTCCTGGTGGTCCCTGTGGTCCAATGGGCCCAATAGGTCCTTGCGGTCCTTGTGGCCCAATGGGTCCTTGTGGGCCTTGTGGTCCAGTTGCTCCAGTATCGCCAATGGGGCCTTGTGGTCCCTGTGGCCCAATGGGTCCTTGCGGTCCTTGAGGTCCAGTAGCTCCAGTATTGCCAATGGGCCCTTGTGGTCCCTGTGGTCCTGTTGCTCCGGTAGGACCCTGTGGTCCTTGTGGCCCTTGCGGACCTGTTGCTCCTGTGTTGCCAATTGGGCCAATGGGTCCTTGTGGTCCCTGTGGTCCAATGGGACCTTGTGGTCCTTGTGGACCTTGCGGTCCAGAGGTTATTATGCTAATGCCGTTAGCATATGTAAATGAGTTGCCCACAATAACGTTAGCAGTAACATTAGCAGTTACTGTGACAGCGTTACCTAAATAAAAGTTTACTCCTGAAATATTTCCGCCTGATCCTGAGGTTGTCAAAGAACTAGCAGACAAATTACCAGTTACAGACAGATTACTAGTGGCAGCATTGAATGTTAATCCTGCTGTACTGACATTGGCCAGTTGATTACTGCCAGTTGCACCTACCATCACTGGATACAGAGCAGTGGTAGACGTATTGTCAGTTGCGTTGATTAAGTTGTTTGGGCCAGTTGGGCCCTGTGGGCCTTGTGGTCCAGTGTTGCCAATAGGACCTTGTGGACCTTGTGGACCTGTGGCTCCTGTATTACCAATGGGACCTTGTGGACCTTGTGGACCTGTGGCTCCTGTGTTACCAATAGGGCCAATTGGGCCTGTGGGCCCTTGTGGACCTGTAGCACCAGTGTTGCCAATAGGCCCTTGAGGGCCTTGTGGTCCTTGTGGTCCTGTGAGGCCAATAGGCCCTTGTGGTCCTTGTGGACCTTGTGGTCCAGTTGCGCCTGTAGGGCCTTGTGGTCCTTGCGGTCCTGTGGCACCGGTGGGTCCTTGTGGTCCTTGTGGTCCAGTTTCTCCTTGCGGTCCTTGTGGTCCTTGTGGACCAGTGGCTCCAGTATTTCCAGTTGGACCAATGGGTCCTTGAGGTCCTTGTGGACCTGTGGCACCAGTTTCGCCTTGGGGGCCTTGGGGGCCTTGAGGTCCAGTGGCTCCTGTAGGTCCTTGCGGTCCTTGCGGTCCTGTGTTGCCAATTGGGCCTTGTGGTCCTTGTGGTCCTGTAGCACCAGTATCGCCAATTGGGCCTTGTGGTCCTTGTGGTCCAGTTGACCCTGTAGGGCCTTGTGGTCCTTGTGGTCCTGTAGCACCAGTATCGCCAATTGGGCCTTGTGGTCCTTGAGGTCCAGTAGCGCCAATTGGGCCTTGTGGTCCTTGTGGTCCTGTAGCACCAGTATCGCCAATTGGGCCTTGTGGTCCTTGTGGTCCAGTAGCTCCTGTAGGTCCTTGTGGTCCTTGTGGTCCTGTATTGCCAATTGGCCCTTGTGGTCCTTGTGGTCCTTGTGGCCCAGTGGATCCTTGGGGGCCAGTTTCGCCTTGTGGTCCTTGGGGGCCTTGTGGCCCAGTTGCTCCTGTGTTGCCAATTGGGCCTTGTGGTCCTTGTGGGCCTTGTGGTCCAGTAGCTCCTGTGTCGCCCTGTGGTCCTTGCGGACCTTGCGGACCCTGTGGTCCAGTAGCTCCTGTATCACCAATTGGCCCTTGTGGGCCTTGTGGTCCTGTGGCACCTGTGGCACCTGTGGGTCCTTGCGGTCCTTGTGGACCTGTGGAACCAGTATCGCCAATTGGCCCTTGTGGTCCTTGTGGTCCTTGTGGCCCAGTTGCTCCGGTATTTCCCTGTGGACCTTGTGGTCCTTGCGGGCCAGTTGAACCTGTGTCACCTTGAGGACCTTGCGGTCCTTGCGGTCCTTGCGGACCTGTATCACCAGTAGTGCCTTGTGGACCCGACGGTCCTTGTGGTCCTGTGGCACCAATTGGACCTTGAGGTCCTTGAGGTCCTGTGGCACCTGTGGTTCCTGTTGGACCTTGCGGTCCTTGTGGCCCTGTAGCGCCAGTAGGTCCCTGTGGTCCTTGAGGACCCTGTGGCCCTGTGGCACCTGTTACACCTTGTACCAAAGCCAAGAACAAATCTTGTTCGTTGCTAAAATTAGTATCTCCAGTTCCGCCACCAGTGGTATAGGTTACTGGAATCTGTGTATAAGTGGGATTTTGAGTGATACTGCCACTAATTGTGTAAGTTTGAAAGTTGGAACTGTTAGTTCTATCTTGAATGGTAATTTTTTCAGTAGCATCCAATGTTGCCAAGAAAATATCAACGTCAACTCCAGCATCATCAATATGACTTACATTGAGCTGAGTAGCAGCATTTTGAGTAGCATTGTTCCAAATAATGTAAGTGCTGCCAGGATCGCCAGTGGTAATATTTGTGTTGGCTACGTAATTAAAAAAGTTACTGCTGATACCAGCTGGGCCTTGTGGCCCAGTAGCACCTGTGGGTCCTTGTGGTCCTTGTGGTCCTGTGGCTCCTGTGCCAGCTGGTCCTTGTGGTCCTTGTGGTCCTGTGGCACCTGTGGGTCCTTGTGGTCCTTGTGGGCCAGTGGCACCTGTGTCTCCTGTTGTACCAGCAGGTCCTTGAGGACCCTGTGGTCCTTGTGGCCCAGTTGCCCCAGTGGTGCCTTGTGGTCCTGACGGTCCCTGAGGTCCTTGTGGCCCAGTTGACCCAGTTGGGCCTTGTGGTCCTTGAGGACCAGAAGCACCTGTATTGCCTGTTGTACCAGCTGGTCCTTGTGGACCCTGTGGACCTTGTGGTCCAGTTGCGCCAGTGGCTCCTGTGCCAGCTGGTCCTTGTGGTCCTTGAGGTCCAGTTGCTCCAGTAGGTCCTTGTGGTCCCTGTGGTCCAGTTGCTCCAGTATTTCCTGTTGTACCAGCAGGGCCTTGTGGTCCTTGAGGTCCTTGTGGTCCTGTTGCTCCTGTGGTTCCTTGTGGGCCTGAGGGCCCTTGAGGCCCTTGTGGACCAGTTGATCCAGTAGGACCTTGAGGCCCTTGTGGTCCTGTAGCACCTGTATTACCAGTGGTTCCCGCAGGTCCTTGTGGTCCAGTTGGCCCTTGTGGTCCAGTTGGTCCTTGTGGCCCAGTTGCTCCTGTGGGGCCTTGTGGACCTTGTGGACCAGTTGCTCCAGTAGGTCCTTGTGGTCCAGTTGGTCCTTGTGGCCCAGTTGCTCCTGTGGGGCCTTGTGGTCCTTGTGGTCCAGTTGCTCCTGTGCTACCGCCTGGTCCTTGTGGCCCTTGTGGTCCAGTTGCTCCTGAAGTTCCTGCTGGGCCTTGTGGTCCTTGTGGGCCTGTAGCTCCTGTAGGCCCCTGTGGTCCTTGTGGACCTGTGGCGCCCGAGTCGCCTGTTGTACCAGCTGGGCCTTGTGGACCTTGTGGTCCAGTTGCTCCTGTGCTACCGCCTGGTCCTTGTGGACCTTGTGGTCCAACTGTGCCGGCTGGCCCAATTGGGCCTTGCGGCCCTTGTGGTCCTGTGGCACCAGTATTGCCTTGAGCACCAGCAGGTCCTTGAGGTCCTGTAGCACCTGTGATACCTTGTGGGCCCGACGGTCCTTGAGGACCAGTTGCGCCTGCTATTCCTTGTGGTCCTGTTGCTCCGGTGGGTCCTTGTGGTCCTTGAGGACCCTGTGGGCCAGTGGCCCCAGTCACATTGGTCAGTCCAGCGCCGTTACCGACAAAAAGTGCTGCTGTAATAGTGCCTTGAGATTCAACTGGACCTAAAGAATCTACCCCGCCTATGCCTACATAACTTGTTCTAAATCTGCTATTTTCTGTACCAATATCATAAACACTGGCTACATTGGGCTGTAGATGCCCTGTGATTTTTACATTTCCTGTACCATTTCCTGACAGAGTCAAATCGCTGTTGACACGATTGGCCTGTATGGTAGTGTTGGCAATGACCACGTTGCCTTCAGGTAATCCTGTGGCCCAAATTTGATCAAAATTTTCGTTTACTTTGGTAAACGCCGTGCGTAACGGATCGCCCTGACCGTCGTCAGGAAATTCTCCGGTGTCAATGATTTCTTGTGTCATAGGTAAAGGTCTCTGGTGTATTTACCAGAATCCAAAACCTTTTTCCAAGCCGCTAAAAACTGTTAGAGTTTGACAGTTTGTTCACAAAAGCTGCCATTGGCATGGCTTTTAAGTTAGGCATGCTGTGAATTTCAGGCACAGGAGCTGTGACGTCACCAATGACTCGCACAAATTCGTACTGTGGAAAATCTCTACAAATAATTTGAATTTGTCGGATCCAATTGCCAGTGAATGTGGCTGTGTCTTTGCTGCTTTTGTAAAATTCAGTGTCAGCATAGATGTTGTTGAATTTGCCCGAACCATTGGGACCCATGTCAAACCCCAGCATGTATATGCGACGGTGACCATCCAACGCAGCCAAAGCAATGGCTGCTGGACCTGAACTGTTGCCAAAATATTTCTTTGGCAATACTTTGGCACCTTGATTGGGCAATGGCCGTCTGGTATAAAAAGTATGCTTTAGGCTGTACCCAGAATTTTGAATTTCTTGAGCTATGGGTCTGTCAGTGGCTACCAAACAGTCAGGAGCAAAAGTTCTATACAGCGCATTACATCCGTACACACGGCCAAACTTTTTGAGATCAGCCGGATCAATTGATCGTCTGCTCTGTCCGTTGCCTAAAACAAATGCTATGGCCATAAAAAATCCTCCCAGTATGTAGCTGAGAGGATTTAGGGTATGAAAAATTAACTGTTGTAATTTTCAATAATGGCCATGTCCAACAGATTCTGTTGTCCAGACACATTGTTTGCCCCAGTGGTTCCGCTCTTGACTTCAGTGCCTTCGTCAGTAAAGAAGTTGGTAGCATAACGCACGTCGTTGATAACCTGTGTTTGCGCCCAACCGTTGTCGGCTGTACCACCTGGATTGCCACCAGCAAAGTTCAACATAAACTTGTTGGTCAGCTTGCTCAATGGACTTTCTGTACTGTCAGCACCGCCTGAGAAGTAGCTGATGCTCATCAAACCTGCTGTGGGAGACAGGTCGTCGCTGAGCACACAAACACCCACACCGTTTACACGGCCAGTGCCTGTGTTGCCCAGAGCAGCAGTGGCAGTGAAAATTGTGCCAACAGCAGCAGCGCCGGTTACTCCGTAGCTGGCCCAATCGGTATCGCCAACAGTGGTGATTCTGTAAGCAACACCTTGTACCAAAGCAGTACGAAGAGTTGTACCGCCAACTAGGTACTTGTGAGCACCTTTTTGTCTGATGATGTAACCATCTTCTTCGCTGAGTCCAGTGATAAACACACGCACTTTCACAGTTGGGTAAGCAGCACTGTCCACAGTGTTTGAACCGCCTACTACACCAGTAAAGTTTAAAGCAGTCAGTGTGACTGGATTGACCGGATTGGTCAATGTTTCTATGGCATTGAAACCAATGTCAATGCCTGTTGCGCCACCAGCTTCGGTGGCTCTTTTAATTTTGAGAGGACGTCCCATTTTGTTTTCTCCTTAAAGAAGCCCCATCGGGGTTCTAGCCCGTACGCGGGTGGTATCCCGCATAAGCCGCAGAATTACGGACAGTTTATTTATTGGTTTTTGACTTTTTCACAGATACAGTCTCCTAACTCCGTGGTTAGAGCTTTGAGATTTGTTATCAAATTTCTATTGTGCTCCAACACTGATTTCATTTGTTCCAGCATGTTTGATTTTTGTTGATCTGTGTGTTGATTAAACTCTAACAAGCTTGAAATCATTGCTGAAATTCTCTGATCAACAGTGTCCAACATGTCATAATCTTCGTTGATCCACTGACCAAAAGTTTGAAACCCTATATTTCTTAGCTGACGTAAAAAGCCTTTGCTGGCTTGAACCACAAAAGGTTGACCTAACAAAAGCGGTTTGGCAATTTTTTCACTGGGTAAAAAGGTGTCTGGTTGTCCAAGATTTTCAGTTTCTGCCACAACACTAAGCCAGGTGTGATTGTACACTGCTCTTGATATTTTTTGGCTTTGCCAACCAGGGTGTTCGGGTGAACTTATTGGGCGCATACTGAAAAATCCCAAAGGATCAGTTGCTACGCTGATCCATTGTTCACTGTCCAAAGAGTCTAACAGTTGAGTGCGATAACCAGAGAACAGATGCTGTTGATTGGCTCGAGGCTGATAATTCACCAAACACTGATCAATCAATTTACTATCCAGTAACTGTGAAAAAATTTTGGTCCTGTTAGGCATGAGTCCTCCCAACAGTACATTGGCCAGCATGTTTTTATGGCCAATGTCCACAGGAACAATGTATGGATTGTTGATAACCGTAAAAATCAAATTGCTCCAATAATGTACGACTGTCTCAAACTGATACTGAATGCTGGGACTGCTAGCACTTACCGCCCAAATTGCGTTGGGTCTACAGTGTGTTTGTTTTACAAAATGCGCATGAGCATTGTGAATGTCGGGTTCGCTGTCTACAAATACTGTGAGTTTTGTATCATACGTAAAACTTTCTTCGCAACTGGTTGGTAAAATTTCTACCTGTGGACTAATATTGTCTCGAACAAACTTTTCAATTTCAAAAAGTCCAGGTACGAGATTATATCGATCTTTGACAGTTATTTGAGAAGACATGAAATTTTTTCTTTTGCAGGATAAGCTAGCATGCTAGCAAAATTTTTGCTCATTACGGTATGAAAATTGTGCTCTATCATGTCATGACATTGATCATATTGTTCAAATATATCAGATGAATTGAAAAGTTCTTTAATATTTTTTATTTTGTCTTCGCATTTCACTGCTAAATCAAACGATTTCCAAATTTCAATACCAACTGATTGTAACCAGTGAGGCATGTCGGCTACTCCGTAATTGACCACCAAGCACCGACTTTTGTAAGCTTTCCAAGTTTTTTCACTGGGCAACACTTGATTACCAGTGCCCAATGTTTCACCTGTGATATTAACACAGGCTTGATACGCTAGATGATTATTGTTGGCTTGATTGTTAGCATTATATTCAGTTTGAACAGTGTCAAAATATTCTTGGCGATTTGCCCAAGGAATATCGTTGGGGGCCTGATTCTGTGAGTATAGACTGTGAGCTTGAAAACTGTTGATTACTACGACATCCTGGTCAGTGACTAAATTTTTTATATTTTTATACAGAAGAATTCTGTGAGATCTAGGAATACCAGACAAAAAACTTATTCTTTTGGTTTTTGGTTTGTCAAGTTGGTCGTTGGGCAAAAAGTGTTGATACAACAACCAACTTGGCCATGGGGCAACATTGGGCAATGTTGATTGTGAAGTTCTTATATCCGAATGGAAAACAAAATATTGTGCTGGATCCAAATATTGATTTAATTTGCTAACATATGAATCAACGTCATAGGGGTTACTGTCCAAATTCAATACTGGCAATCTTTTGCTTTGTACTCTACACTGCTGTATCAATTCAATATCTGCTGCGATATTACCGGAATGAATTTGTAATTGTGAATCATGAATAAATGCCAACTGATCTGACAAGTTCTTTAAATTCAAATATTCAAACTGGTGTCTATGACTGTGATTATACGCATAATCAGTGTTCCAATAAGGTTCCAGCATAAGAATACTTAGCCATAAAGAAAGGGCCTTGCGGCCCTTTCTGAAATTTCCTATCAGATAGGAATTTGTATCAGCTGAAGCTGAGGTTGGTAACGGCAATTTCTCCCACATAGTCACCAGCGTTGCCGAAGCTGCTGGCAGTGTTGGTCAACTCAATGAAACCATAGCGAGTCATAAAGCTCACCACTGGTTCAAAGGTTGTTGGATCCAGAACAACACCACTGCTCATCAACGGAATGTATGGGCAGTAGAATGCTGGAGCGTCTGCTTCGCTGGAACCTTTGTAGCCAACCAGCACAGGTGTTGTGTCGCTGGCATAAGAGTCAACAAACACACGCATTGCGCCGTTCAGTGTACCAACAAACTTGGTGTTGGTAGGAGCTTCAAACGTGCCTTCTGTGGTGCGAGCAAATGCGCTGGTTGTAGCGCTTTGTAGCACGGTCAGAGCAGCTGAGCTAACCACAGCGTAGTTACCAGCGCCACGACGTGTACGCTGAGCAATCAGGTTAGCAACACGGTTGATCAACACTGCCAGTGCGGCGTGTTCGTCACCAACAAATGTGGCTGTACCAGAAACGGTAGCTTGGTTGTATGTGAACTCAGTTGTGGCCAGGCTGCGCAGGCTCAACAGGATCTCTTGGTCAATCTCAGCTGTGATCTCTTGTGCCAGAGCAGCCATGATTTCGGCTTCAACGTCGATACCATGCATAGCTTGTGCATCTTGAGCAGCTTCAAAAGTCCAACGAGCTTGGAGCTTACGAGTCTTGGCTTCAACAGCTTGCTTCAGGATCTGAACGCTGATCTGACGACCAC